TCCCGCCAGGTTTGGTGCACGTAGGCTCCAGAGCATACGTAAGTGGGGTGTCCAGTGCCGGTGAGCAGCGGGAAACCGCCCTGGGCCTGTCCAAAGCAAACGGCAGGAAGAGCAAGGAAATACAGAATCAGGACTCTACGAAAGATGCTCATTACTTGAACTCCTATGTCCCTTGCGAGATATTGAGCTGGACATTGAATGTGTTGCCGTCTGTGACGAATCCGATGAACGTGTTTGAGCCAACAGTCAGGAACTCAGGCGAGTCACTGGGCAAGATTGCGAGTCCCGTCTGGGGAGTGACCGCAACAGGATACGAAGAGCCAAGCGCGACATATACCGGCTCGGCTCCGATGTTGGCAAGACGCAGCGTAGTGCCACTAATGGCGACTGTCTGCGCCGTGCCTGTGGCTACGACCAGATGTGAAGATGATGGAGCATATCCGTTGGCTGCCACTTATCAACCTCCGATATTGGCGCGATAGTTCGCCAACTGGTCAACGCCGTTCACGACGTACTGATTCGAGAATGCGTCAAACAGATAGATTTGAGTCCCGCCAACGCTTAGATCGACGTGGTAAACGTCGAAGCTCGAAGTGAACTCCACCAACTCCTGAGACTTGAAGTCAATGTCGCCCACATCGAACGGAACGCCGTTGAAGTTGTAGATGGCAGGACTCTCGGAAATCTCACCTGAGGCCGAGATAGTCTGGAGATCGCCCAGGCAACTGATCGAGCACGTCTGGTTGGACAATGCCACTTGACCGATGGTGTCAGTATCAAAAGAAGACCACTTGATGGTGGACTCCATCGCATCCCACCCCGTGGGTATCTTGATGCGTGCGGCCATACCTAGGCCCTTGTAGTCAGTCCTCATGCGCTTGGGCTGGGGAATCTTGACTTCTGCGGCGCGCCCGAGGAGTTCGACACCGTTCAGGTACACGTTGCAATTGCTGAGGCTGTTGATGACGAGATTTGCCACGGTGCGCTCCTTATGCGGTCACATTGACGTTGCTGGTTGTGCTGGTGCTCGTTACAGATGCTCCGAGGTTCGCGAGCAGACTGGTGTCAACCGAGAATTTGTAGATGAGCTGCTCGGCTGGCGGCGGCGGCATCACGCTCACTTCGAATACGACGATCCCACTGGAGAGTTGCGAAACAGGATTGTCAACCGGGTTATAAGTGACCGTGCTTCCGGCAAGCAATGCCCCCTGCTGAATCAGCGAGTTGATAAACCCATTCACGCTAACCAAGACGCTGTTGATGAGGCCGTTGGTGATGGGCTTGTCTGCAAAAGGGAGAGAACTGTATTGGAGGCTCTGCTCCACAACGTCAAGCGTCCTGCGAACGGCGATGAACGTGGTCACCGCACCGCTCGACGGGAAGCTCGATGCGCGGTTGCCCCACGTCCTGTAGCCAGTTCCGTATCCGTTGAACACGGTCAAGATGCCCTGCGCGTTCAGAAGGTTCGTGTCTGAAGTGCTGTCGTAGGCGCTCATATAGAGACTGACATCAGGACCCAGAATGCCGGTAATGACCGTGTTGGACGGAGAGAACCAAAAGCCGTTGGAAATGTCGCTGGCTGCCGTAGTGCCAGCTACCCAAGTGCTGTACGGCGTGTCTACCGTCCCGGTCACGGCCGTGTATCCGATGGTCCCTTGTGCGCTCACCGTGACGCCGGTGGAGCTGATGGCGGTAGGCGTCTTGAGCTGCCAGGGGAAGGTCAAGACGAGCCGGTCACTGGCCTGATTGAAGGCATTTCCTGCGGCCCCGCGGTTGGCGATGGCTGTTGCCACAGTCGTATTCGGCGGCGCATCGGTAAATGAGATGGCGCGCAGTTTCGCCGCCATCGCCAGCAAGTTGGCACTGGTCGAAGCATCGTAGAAGGTCGGGGTGATGAGCAGTTTGGCGAAGATTCCCATCGTCTGGAATGTGGTCACGAGGGCTTGGATGCCGGTGTAGACTCCGGCGGTTACGGTCCCGATGATGTCGGTGTAGGACACCTTCGACGGATCGCAGTATGCTGCCGTTACCTGCAAAGCCTGAGCCGAAGTGATTGCCCCTCCGGCCTTGGTGTAGAGCAGACCGTTCACGTAGTCGATGGTGTAGTCAGTGCCCTCGACGTAGGTCGTTGATCCGGCCTGGTTTTTGACCACGACGGTGGTAGGCGGTCCCGCAAAGGTCACAGTGAAGGTTGCACCGGTGCCGCTCCCCGACGTGCTGGCCTGAGAAACGGGGTTCGCAGGCACGGCCGAGTAGCTGCCCGCCGTCGATACCGTGGCCGTCAGGACTCCAAAGACGCCAAGGTTGAAGGTTGCTCCGGTTCCGAGTCCTGTTGAGCTTGCCTGCGTCAGTGCCGCGCTGTTCACCGTGAAGCTTCCAGCATTGACGATGTTGAAGGTGGCCACTCCCAGAGTGATTGCCAGTTGGGCACCAGTCAGTCCTGCGCCTGTTACAGGCTCAAGAGTTGGTGCCGTGGGGTTCGTGGAGTAGGAGCCAGCCAAAGAGATGGACAGAACCGCAGTAATCGCGCCGCTGGCCACAGTCACCGAGGCCTGAAAGCGAGTCCCGGTACCAGTCGTGCCGGTCACGGTCTGAGTCCCGTTCGTTCCGCCGCTGCCGCCGACCGCCACCGTCGCGCCCGTAACCTGAGTTGATGTCACAGTGATCTGCGGAGCAACCGAAGCCGTTCCGCCTGCCAGCGTAACGCTGTCGCCGGCTGCGTAGTTGTGCGACGTAGCGCCGCCGGGAGCATTCACCGCCAGCGAGACGAGCTTCGTTGTCGCGACGGTCAGGACCGCAGGAGTAGAAGCCGTGCCCCCAGCCAGGGTGATTGTGTCGCCTGTTGCATAGCTGTGGCTTGCCGCGCCGCCTGCCTGAGCCACGGTATCCACAGATGCCGTAGAAAGAGGGGTGTTGGGCAAGCCTGGACCGATTAGGCCCATGTGGCCGAGTGTCACCGGCACACTGTTTGATGTGGGTCCTGTCAGCGGATTGATCGTAAACGTGCTCTGGTGCAGAAGCGGGTTGAACACGTCGATGACGATGACGGCCCCCGCGCCCTGCAACTGTATATCCGCAAGGGCTTCAGGAATCGTGTAACCGTTGATCTGCTGGCCGAAGTTGGACGCTTGATTTGCGGACTGAATGAGCGTCGGGACGTTGATTCCAGGTCCTGCTCCAGACGATGCCGACCACTGCGGAGCCGAGCCAATGAGGCCAATAACTGCCGAGTTGACCACCTGAATAGAGACGCCGTTGGTATTGACCTCGGTTACTGTGATGCCATGGAAGAAAGCCATTTTCTCCGCTCCTTTGCTGCCAAACGTGAAAAGGCCCGGACGGTGCTGGCTTATCAAACCAGAACCATCCGAGCCTCAGTGCTTGAGTACCCGTCGATACAAAGTGTATCAGGTTGCTACTCCGATGGGACGATGATCTGATCTCCGCTCGGAGTAACGTTGAAAATCGCTTGCTGCAAGTTCGCCAGCGCGTAAGAGGGCAGCAGCCGCGGGCGAATGGTGAGGACGTTGAAAGTCAGGTCGTACAGCCAGACGCGCCCTTGTGGATCCTGTTCCGAGAATCTTTCCTCAGTGAAATACGCATGACGGCATCCGGTGGGCTGGAATCCCCCGAGCGCCGATTCAATCGCATCGATGAGCGCGTAGACTGAGCCCGGCCCGCTGAGGTTCCACGCCGTCTTGCGCGCCTCGACGTGGACCTTGAACTGGAGAGTGCGCTCCTGGACCATGCTCGAGGTTGCAAGCGGTTTCGATAGTCCTGTGTTGCTGTAGGAAATCAGGACAAAAGCAATCGCCGATGAGGCCCACCATGTATCAAGATCGAAGGCCGGGTAGATGTAGACCGGAATCGCCAGTGAACCGGAAGCGAAGAACGCCACTAGTTGCGCGGCAATCTGGTTCTGAATCGAGTCCACGGTGAGGGACGCGGGGGGCGTGTTGGTCCTGCCGGCCCATGCCGTAGGGTCCATCTGTACCGGGAGCGCTCCATAGGTGGGATCGCTCATTTACGCGTTCGCCTTTGCGCTCAGTTTCTCGGCTCGCGTGGCCGCTTCCTCTGCCAACTTTTGATGCTCGGCCGCGCCCTTGGGAAGGTTGTCACGGTAGGAGTTCGCAGCATAACGGTAATGGTCCTGAGCTTGCCCGTGAGCGGCGGCCGCTTCCAGATGCTTGGCCTTCTGCTCGACAGTGAGTTCGGGCGGTGTCTGCCCATCCTGAACGCCTCCCCAGCCGTAAGCCTTGCGCTCATGATCGCCCTTCATCTGCGAGTGGTGCAGGCCATGGGCGATGGCCAGGTGCATCTTCTCTTCGCTGGCACCCGCGTCCCGCTTTGCCATTACCAGCCCGCGCGTCTGGCCGCATAGAACGCAAGGGCAACCCGCGCCGTGATTGTTGTAGGGGTTAGGGGTTGCCGACTTCGCCATTCCCATTCTGGAGTCTTCGTAGAACATTTGTCACCTCGAATGCGGCAACACTATTTCGATGCCGAAGTTTTGCTTGCTCTGACGTTGCGCCGATGAGCCGGTAATAGTCAAGGTCCGATGCGTAATCCAGCACTCTTGTACCAACCCGCCCAGTGTCAAGTCCGCCGTTGGCCCGACCGAGTCCTGTATAGCGCTCTCAACCGCGTCCGCAAGGTTGTTAAGATTTGAGACATTGGTCTCATCTGGAACTTCGCCTTGAAGGGAAACAACTGAAATTGTGCAGAGTAGAGATACCCGCGCAGGCGCAAATAGAACGCTACGGTCATAGATTTCACCGGCCTCCATCATGAAGAATGCGGGGTACTGCTCCTCGGCTAGGTCAGTATCAGGAACCGGACGACGGCCAGCGTAGTTGAACGGGCTTGTTGGGGTCACGAGCGCCGCCTTCAACTGCGCGAAGAATGCCGAGTATATCGTTTCGCGTCCGAGCGGATGTCCCATCAGCAAGCCTCCGCGCATTTAATAAACAAATTGCTTGACATTGATGCAGAGTTTGATAAACTCAGTTTGTACCTGAGAAACAGCCTAAACCAGAGGCATTGGGGGAAGACATGACCTACTACTACGATGGACACGATTTGACGGCAAAGACTGACGATGGAGCACGGCGTCAAGCACGTAAACTGATTCGCGATGGCAAGGCGCGCGCTGGATGCAACATGGAGTTCTTCCGTCATTCTGACGGATGTCATGGATGGTTCGACCTGTAGAAACCGTTTCATTTTTTCTACATCCCCACTTGGCGGTTGATGGCGCTAAGTATGCTGTTCAACTCGCTGCGATTAGGCCCGCGTCCATGGGCGGATCGGAATTCAGCCTCTTTTTTGCTGCGAAGCGAGAACCTCAACGCAGATGTGCGCTTGATGTCAGCCTCGTGTCTGGCAATAGCTGATTGAATCGCATCAGGTTTATCGGGTAGGTCCCGACTCCCAGCATCCTCGTAGTCGCGTTCCCCCTTCGGGCCGCTATCGAAGTACCGACTATTGTTTTCTCTTGCGACTATTGCTTTCGGTCCTTTATCAGCTCTGCCCTCTGAGTTCAGATGAACCCGCGCACCGTTGATCGTGATCCACGAGCCATCCTCATCGTCGGCCTTGTGAAGATCGCCTTGCATCATCCCAATACGTGCGTCGTTGTAGAACATGGCTACTCTCCCGACTCCTTGATTCCTTCATCGACTGCCTGTTTCAATCGTGCTTCAATCCATGCCCGGTTGGCATCGAGAGCAGGACCCGCAAACGGACGCGCTGGTATTGAAACGTGATGCACGAGAACGAAAAGCAAGTGGACGATGCCGTCCATAACACCGAACATATACACGTTGTTGCCCACGTTGGAAAAGAAGATGCGATCATAACCGCCTTCAGACTGTGCGTCCCGTGGTGCAAACCTTGCCGCGCCAGCCGGGGTGAGCGCGTCTTCCATGGGGATGGCCAGCATGTGGCCGTTAGCCGCATCGATCTCCGCGCCGAACTCTTGCGCCTTCGCGTACTTGAGCCCTTTTCCAACCATCATGCCGCCAGTTATGCTGTGCGCGTCCTCTTCAACTGGCATTGCCGCCATAGACGCAGCAAGATTTCCAGAGCGTCTTTTGAGTCCTGATTCATCGAAGTGCTGTTGCCCGTAGCTTGCCAGGTGTTCGCCGATGTTCGCCAGTTGGCGGCGCGCGGCCGTTCTGATGGCAGGACCCATATGATCCAACCGTGCAGAGAGCCGCTTGCCGCCTTCTAGGGTGATGTCCATGCTTAGCTGATGGTTCCGTTAAGGTTTGCGGTCACATACCACGAACCGTTGAGCGCTGTGAGGTTGATGTAGTTGCCCGCAGCACCCGTGAACGTGATGATATGGTTCGCTCCGTTGACGCCATTGTTGGGAGTGGTGACCGTGTGAGCGTAGGCCGTGTTGGAACGGATGAGCAAATTCGCTCCATCCATACCTCCAGAAAAGGGAGCCCCAGCAATAGGAGCAGCGAGGGTAAGTGCGGCGGCCGAGCCCGCGGTGATGAACACTGTCCCGGTGCAAATGGTGATAGGTCCCGATGCCGACACGGTTTGCGGAGGCTCAAGGATGCCAATCGCCTGAACGCCTGAAGTATTGAAGCCGGGGGCGGTGGAAGCATCACCGGGAAGTCCGTTGTCTACCAGCGTGACGCTCTGGAGTGTGGCCTGAACGCCGCCGTAGGCGTTGTAGGTGACGCCTGGCAGGTTGGATGCAATCTTGCCCTGGTTCGATCCGCCGGCTGTGCGGTACACATCGTAGACCGCGCCGGGGATGGTATTCCAGTTGATCGAGTTGGATGCGGCTGCCGAGAGAGTTGCGGCGCCAGTGGTGATGGTCACGGAACCGGGAATCACATCGCCGTTGACTTTCGCTACGACGACGTAGGTGTAAGTGGTGGACGCGGGCGCCAGCGGTGTCGCAGTGACCACAGGAGGAGCAAGGGGTACCGCCTGAATGGCAGTCGTAAGAGCAGCGATGACATCGGACTGCTGGGCGGGATTGGGGAGCACTACGTTAACAGGCATTGTTTTGTTTCTCCTTTGAGGGTTCTGTTAGACGACACCCATGCCGTCGATGGGAAAGACTTCTTTGTGCGGCGTCAACAAAGCAATGGTGGACGGATGTGCGTCCTTCAGGAAGTAGTTGATTCGGTCAGGGCCTACACCGCTGCCGGTATCGCCTACGCGAGTCCTGTTTTTGAAAAGCAGCGCCGATTGCTGCATACAAGCCATTTGGTAATCATCAGGCACCATGTCCGCATTGCTTGGCAGGACCGGAATAGCGCCCTCGCACCGCCAGAAGATGCCATTGTCGTTCGTGAGGGAGTTGCGCGTCTGGAGCCATGTTCCCGGCGTCGTTGCGCCCGTCGTGCCGCCGTTGACCGCTTCGTAGTAGAAACCGCCTACCTGAATCTGCGCGTTGGCCAGGGTGACCGCCGCCGCCGTCCATCCCGGCAAGGTCAGGACCCCAAGCTGCCCCGGTGTCATGAACCCACCAGAGTAGTTCAAGGTGATGTTCTGACGACCTTCCCAGAAGCACTCATCGCGTAGGTTGATGAACCAGTTGTCCCACGAAAGGTGAGATGCTGAACCATTCGTAGACGGGAGGATTACGTGTCCTGTTTCCCCGTAGAATCCTGCCAGTACGACAGACGAGACGTTCAGGACCGGATAGATCAGCGCGCGCATTGAGCGCCGTCCATTCCCGTTCCTAACCTCGGCAAAGGTGCCCACGGCCAGGGTGCGCGACACGTAGCGGTTGATGCCGTCTGATACCGCAGTGATGATCTTTGCCAGGGCTGAGTCTGATGCGGTTGTTTGGCCCAAAGCGGGGCTTATGTAGTTCTTCAGGTCCGTCAATGTCGTCAAATCAACCGCATGAGGCATCTGCGTTACTCCACCTTGATGCGCGCGCTCTGCTTGCCTACAACCTTTACTTCTCCCGGAACTGGCAAGTTCAAATCCTTTGCGTTCGCGGTGATGACGTCAAAGTCCTCTTGGCTCACCGTCATGCTGAGTGGAGAAATCCTGAATCCGATCTCCATCAGCTTCGAGACACTCCCATCCTGAACGCTGACATAACCATTATCGTTAGCTTGATAGTTCCTGCCATCGACGGAAACCTGCGAAACTCCATCCGGACACTGTAGATTGACCATTCATTCCCTCCAAAGAATAAGGCAGGCGGCGTTTGGTTGCCGCCGCCTGCCTTATTGTAAATCCATCCGTAGGTTAGAACGTCTGGGTTCCTGTCGGCTGGTTGATGTTGGTGAGGATTGCGAAGGCTGGGGCGAAGTACAGAGCGAATGTCTCATCGACATACACGCCGTACTCGTTGCGCCGGGTGCGCAGAGGCCAGGACACTTGTACATAGTCCTGGCGGACACGCGCTTCGAGGATGTTAGCCACGCCGCTCAGCGGATACGGAGAGCGATCAGACCAGAACAGAATTGTGCCCGGCGGCAGGTTGGGGTGAGTTTCAATCGGCAGCGTGTTGCCGTAGAT